TATATGGAACTCTTTTGGAAGCGGCTACTTACATGAAGGAAGAAGCTGATATTTTAGCTAATTATAATCAACGTTATACAGATGCTTTATCAATGCTTAAACAACTAGGCGATGGTAAAGACAGAACTGACGCATATAGAACTGGACAAGCAAGGTATCCTGTTCAATAAGAAAGGAGAGGTATGGATTTAGGTGATTTTAAAGTAGAAGTACACACGACTCAATATAGGGGGCATACACCCGAAGAAATTGCAAATTTTGCATTAGAGAAAATAATGTATGTTAGTAAAGATGCAAACCCTTTAATTAGGGAACAAGCAGAAGCTTTTAAGGAACACATTAGAGCCGTTCTAGTGCAGTACTTAAAACAAGCGGTAAAGTCTGACCGCACAACTTTGGCGAATAGATTGCGTGAAGCAGGACATTCGGAATTAATTAAACTATTGGAGATTTAAAATGGCAATTACTCAAGCAATGGCAACAAGCTTTAAAGTAGACTTGCTAAATGGTATCCATGCTTTTGGTACATCCGTTACACGTGGTAGTACTGCGGCAGATACTTTTTACATGGCACTTTATACTTCTTCGGCTACACTTGATTCAACTACTACGGCTTACACTGCGACTAACGAAGTATCAGGTACAGGGTATTCAGCAGGTGGACAAGCACTATCGGTAGCTACTGCACCTACATCAACTTCAACAACTGCATGGTTAGATTTTGATGATGAAGTATGGACAACAGCAACTATTACTGCACGCGGTGCTATGATTTATAACAGCACTCAATCAAATAAATGTGTAGCAGTTTTAGATTTTGGTGGAGATAAGACATCAACTGCAGGGGATTTTACAGTTATTTTCCCAGCAGCTAATTCTACTAGCGCTATTATTCGCATAGCCTAATAGGAGGCTATCATGGCTCTTGTTCTAAAAGACAGAGTAAAAGAAACCACTACAACGACTGGTACGGGTACTGTCACGCTCGCAGGAGCAGAGACAGACTATCAAGCTTTTTCAGTCATAGGCGATGGGAATACTACATACTACACCATAACGTTGCCAACGGGCGATGAATGGGAAGTAGGTATTGGCACATATACCGCTTCTGGTACAACTTTATCTCGAGACACTATTCTTGCATCTTCTAACTCAGGAAGTGCAGTTAATTTCTCTGCGGGCGACAAAGATGTATTTGTTGTTTATCCTTCAGATAAATCAGTCTATCGAGATAGTAATGGTGATGTTACAGTCAGCGGTTTTATAAGAGGTCAAGAATTAGAAGCCTCCAATGGTTTATTAGTTAACAATCAGACAATAGGAACGAATTACACTGTACCTACTGGGTACAATGCAACGAGCACAGGGCCTGTCACCGTATCGAGTGGCGTGGCGTTTACCGTCCCGTCAGGATCAAGATGGCTGGTGCTCTAAATGTTTTCAGATAGCCCTCTATCCAGCGCCCCGTTTTCCTCGCTAGGAGGCGTGGCGTCAGTAAGTGTAAACGTAAATGTTACGGGCGTAAGTGCAACAGCACAGTTAGGAACAGCTACTGTAACTGCCGATGCAAACGCTAATCTTACTGGAGTAAATGCTACAGGCGCAGTTGGAACAACTACTGTAACTGGAGTGGCTAATGTAACCTTATCTGGGGTTACAGGAACAACGGCTTTAGGCACAGCTACTACATCAGCTGATGCAAGCACAAGTGTTACCGGCGAAGAAGCTACTGGAGCGACCGGTACAACTACTGTAAGTGGCGATGCTAACGTAACTCTAAGTGGAGTTACTGGCACAACGGCGTTAGGCACTGTAACTGTTAGTATAGTTATTCCAGTCAATGTTACAGGTGTTGAAGCAACAGGCGAATTAGGTACAACCACCGTTACAGGTGAGGCTAATGTAACCTTAACTGGAGTAACAGGCACTACAGCATTAGGAACAGCTACGACATCCGCTGACGCTAATGCAAATGTTACAGGTGAAGAAGCCACAGGTGAAGTAGGATCAACTACTGTAACTGCAGATGCTAATGTAACTTTAACAGGCGTTGTAGGAACTACTGCTCTCGGCACAGCAACTGTAAGTGGTGACGCTAATGTAAGTGTTACTGGAGTTGTAGGAACCACAGCACTAGGTTCAGTAACAACCGAAGCTGACGCTAATGTAACCGTTACAGGCGTTGTAGGAACAACTGCACTTGGCACAGCTACTGTTACGGGTGATGCTAATGTAAGTGTTACAGGCGTTGTAGGAACTACAGCATTAGGTACTGCTACTGTTACAGCAGATGCTAATGTAACCGTTACTGGAGTTGTAGGAACCACTGCGTTAGGCACTGCTACTGTTACAGGCGATGCTAATGTAACTGTTACAGGTGTTGTTGGCACGATGGCACTTGGAACAGCTACTGTAAGTGCTGATGCTAATGTAACTATTACCGGCGTTTTAGGAACACTTAATTTAGGTTCTGTAACTGTAACTGCTGATGCTAAAGCAAGTGTTATAGGAGTAAGTGCTACTGGACAAATTAGTTCGGTGCTAGTATGGAGTGATATTGACGATAGTCAAACTCCAAATTGGGTTGATATTAATGACTCACAGACAAATAGTTGGTCAGATGTAAATACATCACAAACACCAAACTGGCTAGATATAGCCGCATAAGGAGATAATATGTTAGTAGAAGCAAAAAAATTAGAAGATGGCACCGTTGTTAATAAATATGAAACACATTTAGAGTGTGCACATTGTGGTATGGAAGTTGATGCAGAAGAATATAATTCTGGCACTTGCTCTGATTGTGGCGAGCCTTGGAACGAGAAAAGACACGTGGGTATACACGTAACGAGTATTCCAATGGCAGGCGAAACAAGTTAAAATAATGATAATTAAAGGATTAAATTATGCCTAGTACCTATTCAAACTTAAAAATCGAACTTATTGCAACGGGTGAACAGTCCGGTACCTGGGGTACGACTACAAACACTAACTTAGGTACGGCAATTGAAGAAGCTATCACAGGCTCTGCTGACGTTGCATTTTCAAGTGGCGATGTCACTATTTCCTTAACAAATACCAATGCTTCTCAAACAGCACGAAACTTACGCCTTAACTTAACTGGCACATCAGGCGGTGCTAGAGTTCTTACTGTTCCAGCAATTGAAAAACAATACATAATTAATAATGGCCTTGCAGATGCTTGTACAGTTAAGAATGCAACAGGTACAGGGATTGCTGTTCCAGCAGGCAAAACAATGGTGTTATTTAATGATGGTACTAATGTTGTTGAGTCAACTTCACACTTAGGATCACTAACACTCGGTACAGACTTAGCTGTGGCTGATGGCGGTACGGGCGCTTCTGATGCAGCTACTGCTAGAACTAATTTAGGTTTAGGCACGATGGCTACGCAGTCATCATCAAGTGTAGGTATTTCTGGTGGCGCAATTACAGGCCTTACTAATTTAACAACTACAAACTTTACAGCATCAGGCACAGCAACTTTATCTGGCACTACTAATTTAACTGGCACTGCAACTGCAGTAACTCAGTCAGCATCAGACAATTCAACTAAAGTAGCAACAACGGCTTATGTTGATGCAGCTACTGGCACACTAGGTACCATGTCAACACAGAACGCTAACGCTGTAAATATTACAGGAGGATCTATTACTGGTCTTACAACGTTGTCTACATCTGGTGGCACTATATCTGCTACTACATTAACGGCGTCTACTACGCTGGGTATTGGTGCAGGATGGACAGTAGTTCAATCAGGAACTAATTTAATATTTAAATATAGTGGTACTAATAAAATGAAAATAGATTCTAGTGGTAACTTAACTGTTGTAGGCAATGTTACTGCTTATGGCAGTGTATAATGAGTGAATTGATACAGCCCTATCCATCATGGATATTAAATAAACAAGGTAATTGGCAAGCTCCAGTGCCTTATCCAACTGATGGGGGATCTTATATATGGGATGAGCAAAATCAAGCGTGGATTGATAAATCAAGTCCTGATTGGAGTAGAGTAGCAGATTGTGATTGAAGATTTATTTAAAGTCGGTCTATACCGCACAGTTTTACAAAATGACACACACAGTTTAGAGGCGATAGAAAAAAATTTAACAAAGTATTATGAAGATAATAAGTTAACATCGCCAAAAGATTGGAGAACAGACATGCTTACAACGCATGAAGTTTTTAATCCAAACTTAGAATATTCTGATTTGATGAAAGAAATTGCAGGCCATGTTTATGGGTTTGTAACTGAAATGGGATATAAAGCAAATCAGGTGGTGTGTACAGAGTCTTGGTTTAATTATGGTTTAAAACATAGTTATCAAGAATATCATGTTCATACGGGGCATCATATTAGTGGTGTGTATTATATAAAAGTGCCTGAACATAGTGGTGATATTGTATTTAAAAAACCAGTAAATATGTATCCTATGCCAGACACAAAAGAAGATACTACAATATATACAGCTAAAAGTAGATCTTTAACACCACGAGCAGGAGAACTTATTTTGTTTACGGCAGATATAGAGCATATGGTAGAAATGAATAAAACAGAAGAGCCAAGAATAAGTTTAAGTTTTAATTTTAATATTGAATAGGATATAAGATGGCATTACCAAGTTCAGGTACGATAGGCATATCTAATTTGAAAACAGAGTATGTTCCTAGTGGAGTTACTGCGGTTTCGCTTGGTGATTTATACCGAGGTGGTGAATATGTTTTAAGTGGCCCATCAGGTAATAGTAGTATTCCTACATCAGGTGCAATTAGTTTGTCTAATTTTTACGGGGGAGTACAAGGATTTAATTTAGGTGATGCTGTTAATTTATATGATGTGGCATACTGCTACAGTCAAGGTTCAAGAGCAGGTAGTAATGGGGTGTCAACGCCAGATTCTATTTATAATTATTTGTATTGGAATCCAGCAGGATATGTAACTCCTTCTAATGGCAGACAGGATCAATCAGGCACACTTACAAGTGGTACTAAATATGGATACATTGTAATTACTTCTGGAGACCAAACGGGCACAAGAAACTTTTATGCTGGAGGAACCATAAGTTCTAGA